GTTGGATGCACCTCGTCAGTATCTCCTTTTTTATAGAAAGATCCATCTTTTACGATTTCAACTTTCACTAAATCGAAGTGAGTATTACCCTTATAGTTGGCTTGTGATTTTCTGATCTCTGCCGATTTCTCTTGGTCAATCTCTACAGCTGCTGTAGTTACTGCCTTTGGCGCACCTTCTGGTGCTTTTGTGTTATCTGCGCTCATGATTGATTTAATTATGCTGCTTCAATAGCTGTTTTAACTGCAGCAAATGTTGATTTAATAAATGCTGTTTTCTCGTTTTCGTAAATCCATAAATGGAAACGTGATTCACCAATTAAGGTGTACATGTTGCTTTCGAAATCTGAAACAATGTTTGCAGCAGTTGCATTCCCTTGAATACCTTGACCAATACGAACAGTAAATGTTTTGTAAACGTCATAGTGAAGTTTTTTCCAATCACCAACAATGAAAGTTCCAGCAGGAACAGAAACACCATCAGGAACTTCAACAATACGAACACCGCTTACAGTTGTACCATCAGGCAAAACGAAAGGAGGGAAAACATAATTGTTGTTAGCATCTTTAGTGGCTCCCATTGCATAAACATCACTAGATGCCACTAATGCTGCATTTGGAATAAACATTCCTTTAGATGCAATTTTTACAGCGTAAATAGATGCACGTAAAGCATCGTAATTAGAAGGCTCAACAGTTGTAGCAGCTAATGATCCAGCAACAAAACCAGGTGCAATAGATCCTACTTTAGTGAAGATAGCCGTTTGAAGCGCAATATCATGTTGATATTTTAATTCGTTACGGATAATAGACATAATTTGTGGGATATCATCTAAAGCTTCTTCTGAAATTTTAGTACGGCCAGCAACCTTTACAGCTTCTGAAAAACGCAAAGCAAACGTAACAGAGATTAACGGTTTTAAAGCACCTTCAGCAGTAATAGCCATTGTTCCCTCTGTAGGCAATTTATCCATGTATGGAATTGTTGCTTTGTTAGTTGAACCAACAGATAAATAGTTAATGATGTATTCCATTTGGCGAACATCACTAGCATACTGACCATTCATGTTTTGGTAAACATAATTAACCGGAGCAGCTACACCACCAGCAAAAGCTACAGAACCTGTAGACATATTAACTGGCGCTTTGATAACCATCTCAACATCAAAAGGAGTTTCACCGCCTTCAGTTGCTTTTTTAGCGGCTTTTACTTTTGGTAAAAACTCTTTCAAACCTTCTTCAATCGCACCGAAAATATCTCCAGAAACAACTGTAGTTTTTTCGCTTGATTCTTTGATTTGAGCTAATTGCTCTTTAATCTCGTCAAATTCCTCTTTTGAAATTTGCTTACCTTTAGCTGCATCACTTAGGAAAGTTTTAATTTCTTCCTTTTGAGCATCTGTTAATTTGGTATTTAAACCTTTAACTGCTTCCGAAATCATTTCTTCAGTCAGTCCTTTTTCGTAAGTGCGTTTTTCTTCAGCGTATGTGTTTCGCTCGTCAGCCGACATCTTACCTAATTCTTCATCAGTTTTGTATTTAAACATGATTTTAAAAATTAAATTAAATTAATAAATGTGTTAATTGTTTTTTGAGTGCCGTCTGGCGATTCGGTTTTTTCTGAAGGTGATTCCTCGGACTTCAAATTATTTTCTAATGTAGGAGTTGCATAATTACTACCAAACAGCACAGCAGAAACTTCTACAAGTTTTGCTTCTAATACCGCCCAAAAATAACCAGCTTCATCAGCTACATCTTTATTTGCTACCATAGGATAGTATTTATCCCAATTTTCTTTTTCTTCTTTGGCCCATTTTTCTTCGGAGTTAATACAAACTACCATATCAACATATTGCATGCCAACAGAGTGATTATTTACCCATCCGTTTTTGTATTGGTCAAACATTAGCGGGTTACGTGATAATTTAACCGTACTATCAAGCATTAAAGCCTGTGTATTACCATCTAAATCTACGCCTAAATCTCTGAAAGTCGTATTCTTAACGTATGCTTTTGCATCGCTTGAAATAACCATATCAAACGATCGTTTGTGTTCTTGCAAATGCAGTTTAGTATCAGACGCTTTTAAAGTTCTTTTCCATAAGGAATCGATATGAACATCACCATGAGAATCTAAAAGGTTAGTTGTATTCCCAACAACACGCACTTTTATTTCAGTTGGGTTGCCTTCAACAGCTTCATTTGCCTTCGTTACCAATCCTTTTTTTGTTTCGGTATCAGATAAAATACAAGAAAAACCATCAGCCTCTTTGACTGCTGATTTTTTTAAAGCTTTTAAATTTGCTTTATTTTCTATAATAGCTTTAAACATATCTTCCGATGTGTCAAAACTTTTATCTAAATCCCTGCAAAAAATCATTTCGTAATTGGTTTATTAATGTATTTTAATTTCTTATCTGCTGATTCTTGTATCTCTTTAATTGGTACTTTGGATTTGATTTCCTTGATCTTGTCCGATAGTTCCACTTCTTTTGACTGCTTCATAATCTAATCCGCTTAATTTTAGGTCTAAGATACGATTTATTTCGTCTTCTTCAACTCCAGCTTTCATGAGGTTAAGAATGGTCTGACTGTTTTTATAATTAACATCTGCTCTATCTTTTGCGAATACTTGCATAAATGATAAATGCGACCAATCAAAAACTATATTTTTATCGTAATTAAAGAAATATTCTAAAGTTGATGACAGTTGTTCTGCATCCGGAGTAAGGCAGTAATCAACAAATGCTCCTCTGCCTTTTTCCTGATTCTCATAAGTGCTAGAGTTTAAAGCTTCTAGAACATCTTTTGGAATGTCGTATAATGAGCCAATAATAAAATAGTCGTTTAAATAGCTATCGTCTAAAACCCCAACTATGCTAGATTGCTCAACGAAACGTTTAATATCAATCATTGATTTCATGGCGTGAACTCGCTTACGCCCATTAACTTTGCTTTCTAAATCCTGTTGTTCTTGGTTTCCCATTGGCAACTCATTTACATTATCTGGATCGGCTTTGCCTGAAACAATAAATTTACCTGAATATTCAACATTAATATTTTTGGCATCTAAAGCCTTTTCAGAATTGGATACAACCTTATATAAAGCATCGATTCGGCTTGGCCCCTTGAACCAATTACCAACACCATTCGTTAAGTCTGGAATATGAGCAATATCGCCCCATTTAAATTTAGCGGTTTTACCATCTTTATAAGTGTAGTCAATATTAAAATCTTTAATTGTTTTTTCGGCTGCAGCAGAAAGGATGATTTTATCCCTCATATTCTGCATTTCTACCGGCATAGACATTTTGCTGCTATCAAGCCAATACATTTTTAAAGAATCATTGCCTATTATATGGCTGTTTGCATATCCGTAAGCATTGCCCACCATTTTCCAAAACTTATAATCCCATAACCACTGATTACGTTGCTGCATTGGATTTGGTCTTTTAAGCCATTCTACAAAAGCATCATTTTTCTGCTCAACATCGTTTAAGTAAACAAATGGTTTAGCCATTGAAAACATGTTGCAAGAAATCTGAAATACTTTTAAGGCTGCAGGGTTACAAAATATGATTTCTAGTTTACGGATATCGTCTGAAAACTCTGTATAGTCCGCAATTGGATTTATAAATTCACTTGAATATCTTTCGAAATATATTGGATTTACGTACTTATCAAGTCCGATCCAGTTTGCTACGTTCTTCTGTACCCAGTTCAATTTATAAGTATTTTTTCTGCTAATATAGTGAAAATTTTATTACATCAAATATTTTTGATTATACCGTCTTGGAACATACGTTGTACACCATATGCAATAGCGTCTAATGTATGGTTATCCTGGTCTATTGGTTTTTCTATTATTACTCCGTTTGCATCTTTAGCATAACAGTAGTTTTCTTGCTCCATCTCAATATTTTTACTTATTGAAGTATAGCTAATATTTAATCTAGAAAGTATATCAACACGATTAATCAAATCTGTTTTACCTCCAACCGCTACAGCGTATTCCCACCCAACCCTACGAAGCGATCTTATTTTATTTGGTCTATTGTTATCGCAAACTACAATTCTTTCAAATGGAATATTTAATTGTTTGAAAATATAAGAAACTAAACCATCATGCCTTTCTTCTCCTTGTCCCGTTTCTGCTCCTCTAATCGATTGTAATAATTGAGGTGATATAGAACGCTCTATTTCGTTTTCACTTGCGTAATGATATTCATGAGTGTAAAGATTACCATCATAATATTTTAATCCAATAACAGCCCAGGGATCTACTTTACCCCAGTCATTGCCAATATATTCAGTAACATTTAGATTAAAGTAAAATTCTTTTGTGCATGGTTGAAAAGTATAAATTCTTCCTTCAACCTGACCAATCTCACCTAAACCATAAACACGCCACATATTAGCCC